GCGGCATTGAAAGCCTATGTGCTGGACTTCCACAAACGTTTCCCGAAAGTGAAGATCATCGGCCACAGGGAGGTCGCCAACAAGGCCTGTCCGAGTTTCGACGTTCAGAAGTGGCTCAAAGAAATAGGAATCAATCAATAGTTATCAGAGATGATTATCAGCTGCGCTCGGTCAAGCGAGCAAGCTCGATGACACTCACTTGCAAGATAATTGATATATGGAAATGGACCTCAGTCAAATCCTCAACGTGATATTAGGCGGTAGCCTGGTCGGTGCCATTATCTCCA